CGAGTCCCGGTGAAAAATTGCATGTTGCAGGTGGTGGGGACCAAGCAATCAAGGTTGACTCCACATCTGATGGTAGGGCTTCCGTAGTAGTAGAGGGATACAAGACATCAGATGCCACCTTCGCACAGATAGCCGCTATCAACAATGCAGACAGCGTTGCAGGTCTGCTGTTTCACAGGGATGGTGCTAATGATGCAGCATCAATCACACTCAACACTCAAGCAACTGGCACTACCACTGTAGAAGAAAGACTGAAAATTGCATCGGGTGGAGCAATCACATTCAATGACGAATATACATTCCCAACATCTGATGGTAGTGCTAATCAAGTTCTAGTGACAAACGGGAGTGGAGCCCTAAGCTTTGCAGCTCAAACCGACACCACATACAGCTCCATGGGGTCCGGCAACTCATACGCAGCTGGACTCACCCCAGCTGGATCGGCCACACATAGCAACACCTATCTCAGGAAAGACGGGTCGTGGGTTGCTCCGCCCGATACCAACACCACTTATTCTGCGGGCAACGGCTTAGCTCTGTCATCGACTACATTCAGCTTAGTCGACCCAATAAATCTCAGTGCATTGACTGAAAGCACAGATGCTACTGACGATAAGATCCTCCTTTGGGATGAGTCTGCTTCCACATGGAAATACATGACTCTCGATAACCTACAAGATTCCATCGACACAACTGGTGGGGGCAGTGGAGACATAACTGCTGTTGTAGCTGGAACCGGCCTTAGCGGTGGAGCTACCTCCGGCTCTGCAACCATAGCTTGTGATTTCACTGAGTTCACTGACATGACAGGAAATCCCGATCCGACTGCTGATGAAATGATTATCCTAGAAGCTGATGGAACTCACAACAGAAAGCAGATGGACGAAATCAAGGTCAGTAGCTTCGCCAATGATCTGCTGAAAGACGAAGATGACATGGCCAGCAACAGTGCTACTCACTTTGCATCACAGCAGTCTATCAAGGCGTATGTCGATGCAAATGCTGGCGGAGACACAAACGCTGGTGCAGCAAATGGTTCAGAGGCTTCCCCGGCATTCGCATTCAGCTCTGACTCAAATACAGGAATGTATAGGGGTGCGGCAGATAAATTATCATTCTCAGTCGGAGGAACCACAGCTTTCGAAATAAGCTCAAGTGGGGTCAACGCCGTCAACAATTACAAAATGGGGATATCGGATGGAGGTGCGGCAAATCCGACTCTCCGATTCGTTGATGACACCGATACGGGCTTTTATCGCCCTTCTAGTGGTCAAATAGGATTTTCTTCTAATGGAACTGCACAGGTCGTTTTCGGAGATGGTTGGATAAAACCAATGACTGATGACGATATTGATTTGGGAGATGCGAACAAGCAATTCAAGAATGCCTTCTTCGACGGAACCGTTGAGCTGGACAACCTAACGGTTGGTGGCGCACAGGGAAGCGATGGGCAGGTCCTGACTTCAACAGGAAGCGGTGTGCAGTGGGAGAATGCGAGCGGCGGCACAAATTCCTTCGTCATCTTCGGTGAGGAGTCCGATGACTACATCACTTCAACTGCTAGTGCAGGTAATACAAATGGATACCAATTCTCATATGGTAATGGAGCGCAGAATACCACCAAATCATCGAGTGGGAGCGATTTCGGTATTGTCTTACCAGTAGCTTGCACATTAGCGAGGTTAGACTTTACCTTCGGAAATAAAGGGTCAGAGACGAACAGCACCACTCAGACATTTACAGTCTACAAGAACTTCTCCTCAACTACAACGACCGTGGATTTCGATGCTAGTGGATCGGGTGGTAATGCCTTCAAAAAGGCGTTTGGCTCGCTAAGTGGCAATGGGCTGTCGTTTTCGGCAGGAGACGCTTTTAACTTAAGGACAACAGGAGGCAGTGGGTGGACAAACACACAGATTGGCCCAGCTAGGATGACAGCTTACTTTACAGTAGACTGAGGTGAATGACAATGACGGTAGGAGAACACGGAGAGGAGATAACAATTAGCATGGAAGATGCAATGGCGAAGGTTAGGTCCACGAGAAATTGGATGTTGGAGGTATATGTCGATCATTATCAGTCAAAACCGCTTCTTTGGAATAGCTTGACCGAGGACCAACAGCAGGAATTACTCGACTACAGACAAGCACTCCTCGATTGGCCCGAGACCCTACAGGAGATTTATGGCGATACACCTCCCAATTCCTATGCACAGCACCAACCATCCCAACCAGCATGGTTTGACACCCATCCTCGTGGAATCATGTTCCCATAGGCTGTCAACAGTGACAACTTTATGAACCACAAGTGAGGCGTAAGGGCCAATGTCGAAGGAATCTGAAGAGCCAATAGAGGAAGAAAACAGTGAGGAAGAGCTGGTAGAAGTCTCCCCTGAACAAGTCGTTGCTCTTCTTAGAAGATCGGAGTTAGTTTCTGCTGATAGACTGGTCTTTCTGAGAAGCTTTGAGAAGTTTTATACTTCCATAGATGCCGCTAGAACCACTCTCTTGAACGATATAGGCGAGATTAACAATGCCATATCTCTTAGGAATCAGGGCGTTATACCGGATTCTGAGGACTCGGCCAGTGAAGAAGAGTGAATCGTGCATAGTGCTTAACTACGATTGTCCGTCCTAGACAAATCGAGAGACATGGCGAACACGCTTTACAAGGGAGATCTTGCTGAAGTTTCCTTCGGAAAGGAGACTGGTCTACGGTCAGATGGCGATACATCCAATTCGGGCGTATGGCAGCATTCTGCGACTAGCGGCAACACAAGTGAAATTACATTCAACAATAACAATTACTGGGTGGATGGTGGCGTTTTACTCCTCCCCGACAATGTTCTTGTCGGTTGCACGATGAAAATAGAAGGCGGGGACAATTACTCCGCAGACGACTATGCAACGACAAAGAGGACCTATTACATTACAGCAGCCGATACAACGGCCAACAAGATAACAGTCCAACCGGCACTAAAGACTGCAACAGCCACGGCTGCTAAGACCGGCGATAATCTAGTGATAGACTTCTATCGCGCTCCGACTTACGATTCAAGCTGCACCGATGCAGCTCAGAAAGTCAGAACGGACCAATTCATAGGACTACTAAACGAATTTTCCCTGCCCGAGCCACAGATCGATGTGAGGAAGCAACACATAGTCGGTCTAGGGAGAGATGTCAATGTCATTACAAGCGGCAGAGAGACGCTAAGCGGTGGGAGCATGCAGCTCAATGCCCATACCTTGAGGTGGTTGAAGTATGCACTTGGAGGACACGCTGCTAAGAGTCAGGGAGGGTATGTCCACTCCACGGCTGCTGGGACTGCTGACACCACGCTACCGTTGAACATCAAGACAGGAACACCCACAACTGCTACATTTGCAGCTCAGGGCTACGGAGTATCAGACAACACGGATTCTGACATTGATAATGTGCATACAACCAATCTCACTATGAACAATAACGGCCTTACTGGGAATTTCCTATTGGGTGGTAAAACAGATCAAGATACGGGGACGGATATCACATTCGATACTAACAATGTATCAGCCAAATTCGAGAATGCAAAGACCGGAGGCGGGATTTTCAAAGTCTTGGATGCGAACGGACTGCCCCTTTATGGCTCATATGGGGGTATTTCGAATCAAGTTCTCAGCAGTTGCGCTAATATCGATTCAGGGGCACTGGCTAGGGCTCAAACCGCAGACAAGGCTTGCTATATTCTAGCTGGACTAGATGCCGATATTTCCGCAGGAGATATCAGAATCAAGCTAGGAAACACCAATGCGGCCAAATTTGATGCTGACGGCACTGAATACATCCAGCTCATAGACAAGGAGAAATTCACGATCCCCGGACAGGATGATGCTGTGACTTCTCGTCAGATCTACAAGAACGAAATCAGGAGGGTAATCGGGAAGGGCTCTGCTAGCGCAGGAGACACCGCATATGTCTATGTCGAAGAGCCATTCATATTTGACCACACAGCTACGAGCTGCGGTGTAGAGAGAATGTTCTATGGAGGCAATTCAAACAGGGGCAGTCCACACATCCTTTCGACTACAAAGGAGCTACAGATGCCTGTTGTGCATACTCTATTCGGACACAATGTCCTTCCTTCCTTTACCATCGAGCAGTCATTCAGGCAGAAGGATGTAGAGAACGACAGCAACCAGCTCATGAGGCTTTACAGCGGCTGCAAAGCCACCGAAGCAACAGTATCTGCTGATACGGAGGGAGAGCTGAAGCTTGAGATAACCTACGAAGCTGCACGACACTACACCTCCACTACCAATACGATGACTCCTCATCGAATGTTCGACAATACAGCCAATACTGCTACAAATCGAAAGGTCAGCGGAATTGCCGTCGATGGCGAGAAGCCATACCTCTTCCAAGATGTCAGTATTAGCGTATTTGGAAGGCCAGTCCTCCGTGGAACCGAATTTAGCTTGAGTATTTCTAACAGTGCAGAAGCTAGATGGTTCATTAGAGGATACGAGGGGGCCTCGAATGACAACGACCAAGTCCAGCACGGTGCTACTCAGATGCCACTGGAGATCACTGAGGGTCAGAGAGAATACACATTCACCATGAGAGCCATGATCGAAGATGACAGAATGTGGGAGGAGCTTAGAACAAGGAGGCACCACCGCAACACGAATGACATCACTATAACCATGAAGAAGGTGGGAAGTGCCGACACGAGGGAGACAGCTACCATTACTCTCGAGGACTATACAATCACGAAAGCGGACCATCAGGTGCCTTCCGACAAAGGTCCTGTGTTTGCTGAAATCGAGCTAGTGGTCCGTCATATGAAAGTCACTGAAACCAGCCCATACTACATCCTATAATGCTAATACTTATGAACAATATAACAGGAGATGGAAAATAATGAAGATAACCGGACAAGTGAGTGACGGTTTCAAAACCTATGTCATCAATTGGACAGTGACCGAAGATGGAGTAGAATCCCATGGTGGTTCTCTCGACGCCTCGCAGCTAGAGGTAGTCGGAATCTTGTCCTCGACGGCAAATGTCGAAGAAACTGTAGAATTGAATGATAGCTATGACGAAATGACTGTGGTAGATTTGAGAACCTTGCTATCGCAGAGAGGAGAGCCGATATATGGCAATAAGGGCGACTTAGTTGCTAGATTGAGGGGATGGGATGCAGCCAACCCTGATGGTCTCTCTGAAGAAGTTGTAGTAGTGGAAGAACCAGCTGTGGAGGATTCGGGGGAGTCTGAAGAAGCAGTTGTCGAGGACGAGTCGGCAGGTGAAGTAGTTGAGTAGTCCATTCACCATAAGCACCGAACCCACTCATCACAAGATAGAGACCGATGAGGGAGACCTCGAGGTATGGATCAAGCCTCTCTCTTGGGTTGAGCAGCAGGAAGCACTTACCAAGTTCGTTGAGTTCACTTTCGAGGACGAGGATGTCACTCCTACGCTTGATTTCGGAGGATACTGGAAGTTCATCCTCAAAAATTGCGTCGTTAAGACGATGCCGAAGCTGACTTACTCCGATCTGCTGAATCTAAAGCCCGAAGTGGGCTCCAAGCTCGGCAAAGTCCTTCCTAGCTTAAATGAGATAATGGAAAGTCTAGGAGAAAGTGCAGCAAACCCTTTGGAATAACCTTCTCTGAGCTGACTAGGTATATAGACAGCGAAGGAGAAGTAAATCCATTCAACAAGGAACAGTCAGTTATACTCACTTACCAAACAATGCGATTCGTCCTAGGGACGCACTTCCATTGCCCCCCTCATTCATGGGATGACCAGCCATTTGACCGCGTTATGCTCGATTATATGTTCGTTCAAGCCGTGCAGAAGAAACAGGCAGCTGATATGGAAAAGAAGCAGAAAGAGATGGAGAGACAGTATAAACAAGGCAACAATAAAGGTGGCCGCGTTATACGGACTACCAGTGATGCGGGGGAGCTTGAGGATTTCTTTGACCGTGTCAATGTTGACATGAGGGATGAGGATGAACACGAAGGGCATCGGTGATATGCTGAAGTTGGTAAAACAGCTAGCACCGGGCATTCAAGGAATAAACAAACAGACTCAAAAAGACATAGCATTGATGAGGGTAAAGCGAAAGCTGCTTGGACCTATCGTTGATCTGTATTACGACCTGAAATCGAATGTCGATCTTGTTGTAGAGGTATTCGGCTCATTTGGAAAGATGCTCGGTAGCACTTTGAAAGTCCTCGGGCCCTTTGGAAAGGCAATTTCGGTTGTCGCAGCTGGGTTCAAGGGCATAGGCATGTCAGTTATCTTTCTGATCGGTCTATTTCTCGCTGTATCTGCGGTTCTAATTGGTTTAACGGGTTCGTTTGCTGAAGCTCAGGCGATGTTCCCTCAATTCTATGCCGGTTTTGAAAGCATCAAAGCATCAATAATGGAATCAATTGGCCATTTAGAGACCATAGGAGCTGCTATACTAGCGATTGATTGGGGACCTCTGTTAGAAGCCGCTGGCTTTGCAATAGGCGGCATAATTCTTCTCTTGGTCAATTTCTACTCAGCCGGTTTTGCATTTATTTCAGACATATTGGGTATTTTTGCTGAATTGTTCACCTTTATGTCTGAAACAGGGGCATTTGACAGCATAATTGCTGGTGTAGCTGGGATAATGAATGCATTTACGCTAGCTTTCTCCTACATATTTCAAATCTTAGATGTCTTTGGCATCAATTTCACTAACATCTTCGGTCTCGTATCTGCTATCTTTGGAGGTTGGGTCTCATTCCTCATGGATAGTGGGATACTGGAGTTCTTTGCCACACTGATTGAATTTATTGGGTGGATATTGCCTCCGGTGGTGTTCGTAGTAGGAGAGATTCTCCTTCTAGCTGCAAAGATCATCATGTTCTTTGTTGGGCCTTTGGTCACGGGCATAGTCGGTGCATTGAAGATTGTAATAAAGATCATCGCTGGGGTCATCAAAGTATTCCTATTCATTTTCACGGGTGCTATGAATGTCGTCATGGGAATCGGCAATTGGCTATTCGATTTCTTCACTGGAGGGTGGAGAGATACTTGGGATAACATGAAGAAGATGGTGAGTGGTTGGATTGAGAGCTTCATGGACCTCATTAGCCCCATTACTTCTTTCATGAGCGGCATATTTGGTAGTATTGAAGATGCCATAATGAGCTTTATCGATGTTGTCCGAGGGCCTTTGGAGGATATTTTTGGATTCATAGGCGATGGAGTAAGCGGTGTAATGGATGCCGTTGGCGGCGTCATTGGTGGAGTCGGTGGTGCCATCGGAAGCGTATTTGCTCATTCAGGAGGTGTGTTTTCAGGACCAGCCGGTGGCTATCCAGCTACTCTGCACGGAACAGAAGCGGTCGTTCCCCTGCCTGATGGAAAGAGCATCCCAGTGACCATGCAGGGCATGAAGGGAGCTGGCGGGGGTGATGATGTCACCGTCAATATCAATGTCTCAGGCGGCGGCAATGCACGAGAAATAGCAAAAGCAGTAAGCACTGAGGTTCAGCGAGTATTCAGGAACCGCTCAAGAAGCGGTGGCTTTGGAAGAGGGGTGATATGAGATGCCGAAGATTCAGCTCATAAAGAAGGATAGCACTGTCATTGAGCTAGACGCTGAGAATATCGGATTTAACCTCCGACGCGCTGTTCAGACATTCCCCCTCCCTTTCATAGCTACACGATATGCTATTGACTTGAATCAAACAGACATAGGCATAAGCATCAATGGGATACTATCCGATGATGAAGGAGAGGTCTTGGGGACCGGCTCTGCCTTTTCCATTGACCTGTCACAATCGGCTGGATCGGTTCCTAGCTCGACTTGGTATGGGCAATATGCGACTGTGACTGGTTCGTGGAATACTGTGAAAGCCGATTTGGATGGAGTCACCATATCTTTCAAGTCAATTGGCCAGTATAATGCCGATCTTGGAGAGACAACATCAATTCGTCTAGCGAACGGCACGACTTCATCTAGCGTTGCAGATAGCATCATAGGAATCGATATCAGTGGAAGCACTAACACAGGAACCCTATCGACTACGATAGTGAATGGCCTGAATTCAGCCAATATCACTGTAGATGGAGCTACAACTGCCTTTACCACGGCATTCAACATATCCACATCAGACGGGCAACAATTCAACAATTCATATTATCACCAAACAGGAGATACTAACAACACATACAATGGAGAAAAGATTCAGATCAAGAATACCACCACCGGAAAGAACGGCAATCTATCGGTGACGGTCCAAAAAGGGACTCGAACGGGGACTACCTATGCTTTAGTCGAAGGCTCACTGGCAAAGTGGGACAAGTCATTTTTCGTCAGCAATCTGACGGGAGGCATAGACAGCACGAAGATGTCAATGGGAGATAAGGTCCAAGAGATTCTGAATATGGCTAACATGTCGGCTGGAGGTGCCCTAATATCGCCTAATGTCATGACTGGCGAGGTTCTCGATCTGCCCAGCAGTGTTTCATCAGTAGATGCCTCTCGCTTCTTGAACATCGATGAAGCTGCTACAGTAAAGAAATACATCGTTGGGGTTAGAGTGCCATATGATTCAATAGCTAGCTCAGCTGCTGGGCAACGGGTTCTTCGTCAGTTCATAGTTCCAGCTGGGCCCGGAACGGACTATGCACCCGAGTCTAACACACAGTCCTATGACCCAACAACCAGCGTGAATAACGAAATCGTCCGACCAAATCCATTTTTGGAACAGGGCGTCGCAATACCTTGTGTTCTGAATACATGGAATCCCACTTATGATGCAGGGAATGGCTATTGGACATATGACCTGACCCTGAGTGTAGTCGAACAGCTAATTGGGATTTGATGACATGGGGCTAATCCGATATCATGGTAAGGCTGTAAGGCTTAATGGCCTTACTGATGGACTTGTAGTCCCTACTGGAAAATTCAAGGAAGCTGGGCGTGACCTGCGTCATCCCGAATTTAGCTCTACAGCAAAGGCCCCAAAAAGCGATGCTTCAAAGATTGGCAGGAGGCACGAGGAGCAGATTTCTAACCCTCTTAACTCAATAAGAGGGGCATTTACCATTGATGCATTCATCATACCCGATTATGGTGGTGTCATTCTCGAAAAACCCGGTCAATTCAAACTAGCTTACGGAAATCCATTTTCAAGCGGTAAGCTCGTATTTGATGTGACGACTGACGACCGGCCATATCGTTTAGAGTCGACATTCAATGTCCCGTTGGTGACAAATAATCACTCAGGATCGTATTCAGGCGGTGAACACAAGGCACAGGACCTCACACTGGGAGAACAGCCCTTGGTTATGATTACAGCTCAATTCAGCCGTAAATTCATTCGCTGTTTCATAAATGGAGACAAAGTAGCCGAGCTTAATCTAGGAGATGAGCGACCACTTGTGTCCGAATCTTCTTCTGATCTATTCATAGGAGGACAAGGCGGGGAGTTCAGAGGCTTGATTGAATCCATTAGACTTAGTAGAGGAATCAACGACCCAAAGATTGAGTCTCTTACGAAGCTAGACACAACCCTAGGTCTATGGAGGTTTGATGATGAGATTGATGTGCCTGATATCTACTTCTTCAATAATGCACGGCCAGCAGTGACATACCAAGGAAGAGATGGGCCGGATACTCATGATGGCCTTATGCCACTACCAATGGTAGCTGTGGGGCACACCTTTACCACTTCTTCTGAAACTAACAAATTCAAAATTAGAGATTACCCTGCTAACCCTAATGCCAGTGTCGACCGTTATACGGCTTTAGAGAAGCTCGCCTCATACATTACGGGGATTGACCTCAAAGATATCAAGAATCAGACATGGTATGCTTCAGGAAGTCTCGATCTGACTGATGCAGAGTATTTCAGCGGAGAAGCATCTACCTCTCTAAACGCAGTAATCAATCATTCAGGGACTCATTTGCTGACGGGAATGACTACCTCCCCCTCAAGTAGAATGGTTAGATGGTCCGATGATAATGTCCAAGCTACAGCTGCTGCTATAGACTTGAACCCAATGACAGTAAGGCCCGAAAGAGTTCGTATCACTCACTTGGATTTTGTCAATTCTACATTGACATGCACTTCAATACACTTAGCTAACGATGCAGCTAATGGAGGCGTGGATAATTTACCCAAGACCCAGCCTTCTATATTCTATCAGACTCGTTCTGATGATGTGCTTGTTTGGTTCGTTCTTGGAAAGTCAGACATTCTCATTGATCCGGGCAACCCCGATGTAGATGCGGGCGTCAATAACCAAAAAACACGAGCTAAGGATACATTCACCAAATACCTATTTACTCAGAATCAAAAATTCAAAGATTCTACTGAATTTGAAAATGATGCGTATTTCATCTCTCCCAAAAGCCGGTCTGTTTCGAGTAGTAGTGCTACGGTCTTAGCCGATCCTTCTGAAGAATATGCAGCTATGGGTGGAATGACTTCTTACTCAATATACGAAGGCGACTTTTTCTTGAAGAGACTACCTCAACCCGATGGGCAGACTGTTCGTCAAACAATACAGGGTATCGCAAACTCATTTGAATATGTGACGGACGACCCCTCTCTGACTACTATAATAGGTCAAAACGACATAGTGAAAGTCACAGAAACTGTCTACACTGGTCCAATAGATAGGATCGTCAATACCTCATCTTCGGTATTAGCTACGGATGCGGGAGGGGAGCCCTTCAACAGAATTGTGACTGAGTCCGGTGTTGGCTTCTATGCCACTAACAACATGTCTGCATCGACAAGAGATGAAATTGTAGCCATAGCAGTGGACAACATCAAACCATTCCTACTCAAAGGGTTGGATGATGATTACACCGCTCAATTATCCGGTGGAGTCCCTACGGATGACGGATATATCAGACACCTTACTCCCGAGAAAAAGGCAAGGATAGCGACTATTGATTCACCAGCAGCTCTCGTTAGCGCGGGTGGCCCCAAAACGATACTTGTCTACTATGATGCCATCGATCTGACCGGCGAAGTCGTTGCCGGAACGGGGTTTAATCTGAGGTCCGGCATCAACACCAAGTTCGTCCCATACCATGCAATAGGGAATAAGGGGCATTTGGTGGTGCGTAAGACCGTCCCCTGTGGTAGTGCCCTCTTCAATAGCCGCCCGCTCTCAGATTGGCTTAGAAAGCCCTATTCTTCGGCTCCTGCGAATCATAAGGACATACTGATGAAGATAACAGCTCCGGGCGGCATCCTGAGCCTTCCCACAGCTTCATTCAATGGACCAATGGCGAGCAACATACTCTCAGCTGCACCCACTGGAGACATCACCCCATCGCCCTTCATCAACATCGAGGACTGCGTGGTGACAGTCGGGACAGGCATACAGGGCTACGGACGCCCCAAGCCCATCCCCAGCACCAACACCCCCGATGACAGCAGCAATTCCGAATTCCACTCCCTCTTTGTAGAAAACATTCAGCTTTCGAATCAAACCAGCTACACTTCAAACAAACAAATCCCGGCTTCATTCCGACGATCTAACTTGATTGGCTTCGATGTCATTGACAACGACTTGAAAGCGGACGACAGTATTGTTTTGGTTCAACCATCCAAAAGAGAGAGGTATGGTGCCCTTAGTGATATACTAACTACAGCAGAAGGTGGAAGCAAGTCATCAACAGCCACCATTGAGCTAAATCTCATGAAGGGAAGAATCGAGGAAGTAGCTCCTAGTATGGATACATCAGGAAATACCAAGCTCACACTACGCGGAAGGTCAATCCTAATGGATATATCCGATAGTAGAGCTGAAAGAGACTTCAACCTCAGTCGAGGAGCCCCTATCAAAGAGATAGGAGACCTTGGAACGCCCACAGTGAGCATGACGCTGGGGGGTTTGGGGCAAGGCGGCATAGATATCCAGCCAACATACACCGAACACCCCCTCTTCCCCGGATGGAAGGACAGGATCGTGGGCACAGGCAATGCATCTGTGCGTAATGACAAGCAGACATCTACCTATTACGCTTCAACACGAGCTTTGGCAGAGATACCCCTGTTCCCCTCGATGTTCTTCGATGTAGATGCCATAGAGGACTCAAATAACGACAAAAGAACCCCTCTATCTGCAACTCGCTCATTCAAGATGACGGTCGATGCCACTATGACAGCCATGAATCGACCTCAGATGAAAGATTACGAGAGTCGTTTTGCAATAGATTGGGGGATGTCAGAATTTGTCTCCTCAGTAGAAGTCACAGGGAGCTTCATCTCTCAACTGTTAGGAGCTGAGAGCTTCACCAATGGGACCGTTATACGGTGTCAGAGACCTTCGGTTCAAGCCGTTATGTCTGCATACAGTAATGGAGTCATAACTGTGGATGATTATTCTGCATTCCTAAAGGCGACCGGAGACCGTGGCGATGCTGCATATCTCAATGAATTGATTGCTGACGACGAAAGCAGCAATGGAGCTGGCGACGGTGGTTTTTGGGTCACAGTAGGAGAAGGAGTCTCAACGGTCAATGATGGGTATGGAGTTCTCGTTCAGGTAGCAAAGCATCCCTCTGATGCAAACAAACTCATTGTTAGGCAACATGCAAGCGGGACTACTTACAGAGGCTACCACCCAGTCACTCTTACTCATGCCGATGTGAACACCCAATTTTTCACCGGAGCGACTGTTGTAATGGGAGGATACATCAATCTAGGCGATGCTGAAGATCCATCAAACAACGCAGTCTCTGAAAGCTTCGCAATTAGTGTAGGGACCATATTGAATACTTACAACAGCACTCACGGGACACCGTCAAACTTTGGTTATGAGGACCTAAAGATAGCCGCCATAGCTTCAGAGGAAATAGCTACAGCTGCTAGAAAGCTATTGGGTTTGAAGTCTACAGCAGTTCAGGCTGATGCATTGAATGTTCGTAGATATTTCATTAGAGATGGCCCCAATATGAATGCCTTCGATTATGATATTACAGAGACCCATGAAGCCGCTAATGATCGGCATACAGTCACTCCTGTAGTCGTAAAGACAAACGCTCTAGCTCTCAAAGGAAAGAAGTCGGATGGTGCTTCTTTGGACTATGTTCGACCATTAGAGCTTGATTTCAACGATATAGCTGTGAAGATGGGAGACTTCAATCTCTGCGTTGAAGAAGTGATAAGACGGATCAACATGGCTGGACACCCCCAAGCAAAGAATAGCGCAGGAGGCAGTGCATTCAATCCTCCTCCTCTTTTTACGACTACTAATGATGACACAGGGACACACATGGGCTATGTCAGAGCTTTCATGGGCACTGATGTAGAGAGCAGAGGAGGAGAGGGCGGTGTATCTATCGTAATCCATAGCACAGTCCCCGGCGCAGCTGGAAGGAACATGTGCGTTTTCATGAACAACAACACCCCTTACCCTTACAAGCCAAATAAAATTGTAGGGTATGCAGGAATTACAGCTACCAATAGCCGCATGTATGAGCCTAACTCATTTCCAGCTCCTATGCCCATCGGAGCCGATGGAGAGAGCTTCGTGCCGATCAGCACATTCCGAGGTGCCCCTCATGGGTCTACTGTTGATGCAGAAGGCAATGTTAGGTCGTATGATGGCCTTGGTGGTAGCTTCATAGCCAAGACAAAGGGCAATCCTACTGTAATAGATATCACGACTAATGCCAATGAAGCAAACAAAACCTCGAACGGGTCACATCATCAAATGATAAGTCCCGAGACTCTAGCTTCGGCCAAATCTGCTGAAAAGCTGACTTGGATAACGGTCAAGAAAACCGCAGAGGATTATCTGAAAAGAATATCTGCGGATCTATCTACAACGGTTCAGGGCATCATAAGGGTAAATGGAAAACTAGCCGATTTCGAGTATATCACCCAGCAGCAAACACTGACCAATCATCTTTGCACAGACGGTTTCTACATCTACAATGTCAGGCCAAGAGAGGACATAGATTCCTTCTTCAACCACTTCTTTGATACATCTGCTGGCCAACCGTCTGCAAGCAACGACCTTGAGATCGATGATATCGATGTGGAAATACTGTGGCCACCAATGGACCCCCAAGGAGTCATATTCTTCGGAGGAGGGCACACAGGAGTAGTCTTGGACATAAGTGATGGCACAGCAAACGACTACACTAACGATTACAAGCATCAGCTATCTTCAGGGCCTACTGGATTTACTGGATTCCAAAACCTCCACGAGGTATCGGGTGCCTCTGCTGTCTTGGACTTCACCAACCTCAAGGATACTGATACAATCAATGGAAATAGCCTCAGAGGATTCCACCATATGATGGACAAGGATGCAAATGGCGAGCTAATTGACCGTTGTCGCCTATACATGAGGATGAACGACACGGTTGCTTCAGGTTCTCACAGTCAAAACAACGCACAGATGGTAGAGGACCTCTACGGATCACCAGCAAGGGTGACAGGGACTGGAGCGGATTTTGTCTTGGTAAATGGTCCAGCAAATAGCGTAGACAGCGCAGACAAGGGAATGCGGTTCAATCACACGGGCACTGACAAAGACCAGTGCGTTGCGCTATACAACTACAATTCCGGTGTTGAAGCCGAATATGGCCCTATGAAAGAATTCGATTGCACGAAGCCATTTTCGATTAGTGCTTGGTTCAGAGGGTCAACTGCTTCGGCAGGAGGGCCGATAATCTCCGGCCTCGATAAGAACGGCAGACCATGGGGGCTGTTCATAGCTGGGGCACAGGCCAGCTCGAATCAGGTTGTTCAGACTGCCTTCCTTGGTGCTGAAGCTGATGGGACCAAGCTTCTCTGTTTGAATGATGTCAGCACTGGTGAGCTAAGAGTCGATAGAGACCAGTGGAGCTGCATTGTAGCTACAAAGGATGCAGATGACGAGATGACGATCTACCTTGGAAATGTGACAGGCGTGACCTTCGGTGGTAGTGATGCAGGTGGTTATTGGGACATTGGCTCAACTACAATTACAGGAATGGTGGACATAACCACTCCTAGAACGATTCATTCAGGAGGGTCTCTGAGCAATGTAGTTAATATCGAAAAGAAGATATCAACTTCAGATGGAAATGCAAATTGTGTTGCTGCTACCATTCCAACAGCGGTGGGTTCGACCGCAGCTACTAATATGACTCTCATAGGGACTTCAGCAGTCAAGAACATCAGCCTTGGAACTGGAGGAAATGGTAAGAGAATAGGAAAAATGTATCAAGGACTATGGGATTACCCTTGGCAAAGCACATTCCGTGACATGGAAGTCATTGGAAGGCGAGGAGACACAGGAGTCAACATCGATGGGTCAGATGGGGTTAATGAGTCAAAGATGAATCTCAGTGTTCCACACATGTTCAATGGCTATCTCTCAAACATTGCAGTCTACAACAAAGAATTGACATCAGCTGAAGTGACAGAGCTTTGGACTGCAAAGGGGGTTTATTGATGGCGAGATACGAGAAGCAGATCTATCCAGCTGAGGTAAGGCCCCTCGCAGGAGCTTCAGGATACCCTGCTAGCGGTTATTTTGCTATGCATATAACATATCCCGATACAGAGTATAACGATGATATCACGACATGGCAGTATGCTGCTAATAGCAACAACTGGAAGCAGGGATTAACAGTCTTGGTGAGAACAAAGCTGGCCACGACCTCTGCCCCTAACGAGGCGGACAATGTCATAGTAGTCGATTTGAAGCAGCAACACACTGATTTTGGCAATTCGGGAATAGGTTCTGATAGCTACGAATTGGGCACAGAAGAGGCTACGAGGTTCATTGCAGCTAAGATCAACAGTAGAAAGGTGAAGCAGGTCGCCAAGGGAGGCACTAGGTATCTGAGGGCTAGGTATGTGAGGATGTCAGGGAAGCCCACTTACACCGGCACAGCTGCAATGGCCTTAGACAACTCCACATTGCGTCTCAGATTTGACGGAGGCTATCGAAATGGATATCCCTCCGATCTTCCTGAGACCGGGACTCTGACTCTTGTCGATGCAGTCAACTCTCAGACAGTCACATTGAATTACACAGCTGTGAATGCAGTTAGATTTGGCCCACAGCGCATAACAAATTACATTTCGACATCAGATAGCTATGCTGATTTCACGATAACGGAGAACCTGACAAACACGCTGACCCAAATAGATGGCTCCCCTGCCGTCCCTGACGCAGCTCTAGTTAGCACTACATTCAGCTTAGCGGGTGAACCAGCAAAGCATACGATTGTGATGACTTGGGAACAAAGAACGCCAAACACGGCAGGGAATTACTGGGCCGAAGCAAACGGAGGCCCCATTATCCAAGGGCTGGGGCAAAGTGTCCCTACATGGTTCCTTACTGCAAAACCAATGGACGGCGGCAACATGGGGCTTCCGGCACCCGGTTATGATTCTCGTGGTTCTACCGCTTCAGCGCACTCTACTGGTCACGGTTATGTCAGATTTAGCATTGAGGGGCTCAATTCCTGTGACCTGCCCGACATCCCTCCCCCTGACTACACCGTGCCGTCCCCTTCTCTACGAGCAATCACGAAAGTAGACTCTGATACGACTGGATCGACCAATCTGAAGCTAGCCCCATTGGAATATGGGACGAAGCTGTCTACAACTACAGGAGATAAGTTCCATACCATGTATGGATACCAAGCTACAGCCGGAACATCTACGAATATAGTCAAGCATTCCAATGATGAATTATCATCCATCTCATATGTGGGCGACTTTGTAGCTCAAGGAGCGAAATATGATAACACCAAATACGCACCCCGTCCCATATTCTCGGCCAAGTCATTGAATACTTCATCCAAAGTTAGGGGCCTTCAGATCAGTAATGAGAATATGGTCTTTGAAGATTTGGAGACCAAAGACGACCAAGGGAACATATTGACCCTATTCGGCGGCTCTCCTTGGGGGGTCGTTATCAGAGACTACAAGATACAGAACACTCGAGAGGACCCAATTACCGGAGAAGAAGTGACAGGGCCTTCCACGACAGACGGTAGATTAGTTCCAAACATGCAAATCCAGCTCCCTGACCCCGCAGAGATACCCGGAGGGGTGTTTGTGAGAACGGGGCACGACCGTGTTCAGGCATGGTCTAACATGACTTGGGGGATGGGGGGACTAACCGCCCCTGACCCCCGCAAACCGGGCGTAGCTGAGGCTTCCAACGAAGCTTCACAGTTCGACACGCACGATAGGATGCTAATTTTCCATGTTCAGAGGCTTCTGCATCCCGATCTAGCCACTAAACAGGGCCTCACCCCCCACACCACTGCCGGGGCCGTTCCAAGCGGCACAACACGCCTATTCGCAGCTCACAGGATCACCGACCATGCAGAAAGGGGCTCTGTCCTTACTCAGGCTAACAATGGAAGTCCTACTGGAAGCACCTATCCTCACCATAGGATACGCTTTGGACGCCAAGGACACTCCTTTGTGACCCCTACCACCCATCGAGGCACACCTGCCGCTATGAGGCGTCAATTGCACCGTTCTCACGGTTCTTCCTACTCCCTTCTCTTCGAAGCTGAGTCAGAACACAAGCATCATGCCTTTGGATCGGGGAAGAGCGGGCAAACAAATCAGATATTCGAACTGGATACGCTTGACACCAAGGGTCAGACTGGGTATGACCACTCTACTGGTTCCTTTGCCTCTGATGGGCTTCCCTTGGACGAAATTAAGGGGTTCAGGCTTCCTGATGTCAAGACCGCATTCAATTCTGTCACTCCTAGGGACGATTTGGACTATCTGATTGCTCCCGGTCAGGAACAAACTACGAAACTAGGGGTCGGCCACCAAGTCAGAAGAGCCACTTTGAGCGAAAATGCTTCCTTCAGTGTTGCCGGTCCCACAAAGATGACTTTTGCCACTGCATTACCCTCTGCTGACCGATATAATACTGGCTCAGAGGTCTGTATAAACGGTATATTGCTGGGTGACTACATCATGGGAGGAAATGCCCCGATACCCGCAATTGCGTATCTAGGGCACTCGAATTATTTCGTTTCGGGAAGAGAAGAAGGGGTTGCAGTGTCACGAATAAGCACTGAATTGGCTACTACCCCTCCCCTCCTTTGTCATGACCCCGAATACATCAATTTAGCAGCTCGCAATGCACAGGGCGGTGGTATAACCGCAGCCAACGCAGATCTTGCTTTACTGAAGGCAGAAAACACAGGAACGGGTGCAAAACCGGACGCATTTTTGTGTAATTGGCTTGCTGAATACAGTCACCCAGCATTGTTCGGAACCGTCCGAGAACACTTCATGACTTTCCGTTATCGAGAGGCAGGAATGCCTCGTTCGCTCAATTATCCTCCAGTCAGAGGGCTCTATCTCAGAAATCACTCCCATGCAGCTACAACCGCCCAAGCCGAAAACGCTCTAGCTATAGAACGACTATATGTTTCTCAATGGCTACAAAACTATGGCTACAATGGTTTGAATGCTGGAGGACATGGTAATCATGATGGATTGAGAAGTGCAAACTCGGTTCTTATGGGACATACTACTCTTCGTGAAGCTCACGGGACTCTCAGGTTGCCAAGACAATATGAGAATATACGCTACAGTAGAGGTGAAGGTATAGGAGATGGAATCGATCCTGAGAGAATATCGGCAGTCACATATTATGATGCAGATTCAGATAGTGTCAATTTTACTAGATATGTGACTCCTTTGAATGGCATGGTCGCATATGACCTCAGTAGAAGGCTACCAATCAGAGCATGGGGGATTAGGACTGCGTCTGATGCCCTAGATATGCTAGCTGGCGATCCAAACGAAGGAACAAATACTCAGGGAGTCTATGGCAAAGGCCGATTTGATGGTGGAATACACGATTCCGTGCAGAAAATTCCTAATTCCACCA